AGTCCTTCAGCAACAGCTTGCCGGTGCCAGTCCAGCCGCCATTTGCTCCGGTCGTGTCCTGGCGGACCTTGGCGGTTTTGGCGGCCGCCGTGTTCAACCACTGGATGTAGGCCAGGACGGAAGTCTTATCGACGATGCCTGCGCCGGTGATCGTGAAGTCCAGGGACCGGGCCTTGCGGACGATCTTGGCCGGTTGCGACGGCGCGTCGCAGTCCGGGACTTCCGTTTCGGTCATGTTCGTCACGAAGGTGATCCCGCGCGTGGTGTTGATCAGGCACGGGTGGGTGAAGACTTCCGTGGTGGCGCCGTCGCCGATCTGGATCAGCAGCTTCTCGCCTTCGATGATGCCGACGTCGGCCATGAGGGTCTCTCCGGGTCAGGAATGAGGGGGGTCAGGGGTTGGCCGCGGGGGCCAGGCGGTAACGGAAGGTCACGACCGAATGGCTGGTCAGGCCGTCGGCGTCGGTCAGGTGCTGGGGCCCGGTCTCGACCTCGTGGCCGATCACCCCGAAGCCGTCGACGTCCAGCTTGACGTCCAGGGCCAGGCAGACGGCGGCCATGATCGTCTTGGCCTCGACCTTGCCGACGGCCCGGCTCCAGACATGGACGGTCACGAAGATCGAGGCGGCGTCGAAACAGGCGTTCGCCTCAGAGGTGACCTGGTCTTCACCGATCGCCACGTAAGGGAAGCGGGCGGTCACCCGCCCGGCGGCGTCGATGGGCACCCGGTCGAAGACGCGGGGCGTTCCGCCGAAGGCCGTCGCCAGGGCGGCGGAGCCGGTCAGGGCGGCGAAGACGGCCTCCTGGACGGGCAGGCTGGGGTCCTTCATTCAGCGACCCCTTCCTCCAGCTGCATCAGCACCCAGCGGCGGTCGCCGTCCAGGTCGCCGGTCCAGCGGATGTTCCAGACCCGCTCGGGGTCGCGCACGTCGACGACCCGGTCGTCCGGGCCGATGCTCCGGGTCAGGACCGAGGACTGGACCCAGAGGTCCCAGCTGGCCTTGCCCTGCAGGCGGCCGGCGATCACGGTCTCGCCGCCCCGGGTCGGGTTCAGGCTGGCCCGGGCCTCGCCCAGGCTGCGCCAGTCGCCCTCGAAGTTGCCGAAGCCGTCCGCCAGGTCCTGGCGGCGCTCAAACCGGACCCGGTCGCGCAGGTCGAAGCTCTTCACCTCACGCGGTCCAGTAGGGGTCCGCCGCCAGCCGCTCGGCCTCGGCCCGCGACGGGGCGGTCGCCAGCTCCTGGCCGGCCCCGGCGGCGATCGCCGCGGCGCCCGCCTCGGCGGTGACGTTGACCCGCATGCCGGCCTTGTAGGCGATCAGCCAGGTCTTCCCGGCAGGCGCCCAGTCGAAGTCGGAAGAGAAGACGATCCACATGGTCTATCCGATCAGGAGCGCGCCCTTCCGCGCCAGGATGGCGGCGACCCCGAGCGGGATCTCCGGAACCTGGCCGGGGGCCGTGGCGGAGGGATTGGCGTACCAGTGGGCGGCCAGCATCAGCACCGCCCGCTTCAGGGCCGGGTCCGGGCTGGCCGGGCCGGCGGTGAAGGTGACCTTGACCGCGCCGACCAGGTCCGCCGTGTCCGGCCAGGCCTTGTTCAGGGCCGGGGTGATCCGGGCCGGGCGGCCGTCCAGGTCGATCCGCACGTTCGCCAGGTCCAGGGTCTGGGCCAGGCCCGCCGGGTCCAGATAGGTGATGCCGGTCACCGCGGTGACGGGGCCGAGCGGAATGCTGATCACCTGGTCGGCGGGGAAGCCGTCCAGGCTCAGCGACCAGGTCGAAGGGGCCAGCGCCAGGCCGATCCCCTCCGGGCCTTCGATATGCGCCTGGGCCGCGACGACCAGGTCGCTCATCAGGTCGTCGTCGTCGTCGAAGTCCACCCGCAGGTGCGACTTCAGCTCGGCGACCGAGATGATTGACGCCGAGGGCGTCGTCCAGGTCAGGCGGGTCCAGGCGGGGGTCACGGGCGAGGGGCCGTTCAGGCTTCAGGCGCGTCGGAGGCTTCAGGCGCGTCGGAGGCTTCCGGGGCCTCGATGCCTTTTCGGCGTCGCCCGAGGCGACCAGGGCTTCGCCGTCGGCCAGGTCATAGACCTCGCCGCAGACCAGGGGGCCGCCCGGAGCGGCCCAGAGAATCCGAACCTTCATCAGGTCTTCCTTTCAGGATGGGGGAGATGCGCGGGGACGGGCGAACCCGCCCCCGCTGTCTGGCGGACCGGGATCAGGTCGCCGAGTTCTGGAAGAACTTCACCGCGCCGCCGACGTCGACGAAGTTGCCGTCCGACCGCATCCAGGCCAGGAACCCGACCTGGCCCTTGCGGGCGTAGGCCGAGTCCGTGAACCGGAAGAGGGTCACGTCCATGACGTCCCGGATCTTGTAGAAGCTGAAATCACCGAAGAGGATCGAGCGGGCGTTCGCCGCCATCACCGCCACGTCCTGGTTCACCGTGACCGGCGAGCCCAGCAGCATGTCCGGCGCGCCGCCCCGGTCGGCGACTTCGTAGCCGGGCACGAAGATCGGCCGGCCGGTCGTGTCGACGATCTTGCGCACATTGCGAAGCGAGGCGTCGTTCATCATGAACCGCCCGCGCCCGCCCTCGCGATAGGCCGGGTCGATCGAATGCTGCAGATCGACCAGGTCGGCGTAGGTCACGCTGGTGGCCGTGCCGGTCGCGCCCGCCTTGCCGAGGGTGGCGGCGGTGACGATGCCGCGGGGCTGGCCCGTGCCGGTCCCGGTCGTGAAGTGCTTGTTGGTGATCCGGCCGAGGCGCTGCGCCAGGCGGTTGCGGACGAAGGCTTCGACGTCGATCACCGAGTCCTGCAGGAGCTCGAAGGGCACCGCCACGGTCTTGGAGCTGTACTTCCGGGCGCCGAGGGTCCGGATGTCAAAGCTCGGATCGAGGTCGGTCGCCGTGCCGTTTTCGCCGATCAGCTCGCCTTCCTCGCTCGTACCGTCCGAGGTCGGGAAGTTGATCGGGTTGCCGCTGGCGGTCTGGATGACCTCGGCCACGGAGCGCATGCCGCCGAAGGCCTTCAGCGCGTCCAGGATCGAGGCGGCCACCTCGGTTGCGACCGTGAAGCCGCCTTCCGAATTGGTCGTGGTCGACATCACGTTCCTGATCACCGCCATGTCGGCGGCGTCCATGACCGCGTCCCCGCCGCGCAGCCACTTCTGATAGACGGCCCGGCCGGCGCTCACATTGCCATTGCCGCCGTCGTGGGCGGCCCGAGCGGTCGCCTCGGCGACGCGGGAGTCGAGGGCGTCGGCGGCGACCTTCTCGTTGAAAGCGCTGATCCGGCGGATGCTGGCGTCGATCTCGTCGATCTGGGCCATGCTGGAGTCGTAGGCGGCCTGGGCGTCGGGGCCCCAGGTCTTGGTGTTCTCCACCAGAGCCTTGAGCTCGATGGCGATGGCGCCCCGCTGTTCGCGGAGATCCTGAATAGACTTGGTCATGGTCGGGTTCCTGTTCAGGGCCGGGACGCTCCCGGCGAAGGTCTGCTTGCGCGGGGGCGCCTAGGCAGCGGGGGAAAGCAGCCGGAGGGCCAGGAGGCGCTTCCGGTGCTCGATCTCGGTTTGCGGGTCGGCGTCGGCCCGGACGGGCTCCGCGGCGGGCGCGGGGATGGGCTCAGGCTCCTGCACCGAGGCGGGAGCCTGAGCCTGCACCTGTCCGGCGGGCGCGTTGTCGTAGACGCTCAGGTCCCAGGCCGCCTGGGCGGGCGCGGTCTTATCCTGGGCGAGGCGGTCGGCCAGGCCGGCTTCCACCGCTTCGGCGCCCGTGTACCAGGTCTCGGAGGCCATCAGGGCTGCCCACTCGGCGGGATCGCCGCCGGCCTTGGCCTGGTAGGTCTCGACAATGGTCGCGTCGATCTTCTCCAGCAGGGCCGCCGTCGCCAGGAAGTCGCCCTTGTTGCCGAGGGCGATCGTCCAGGCCTCGTGAATCATCATCATTGCGCCGGGGCCCATCACGGTCTCGGCGGCGCTCACGGCCAGGAGGCTGGCGGCCGAGGCCGCCACGCCGTCGACGTAGGCGGTGATCTTGCCGGGATGCTCCCGCATCGCCGCCTCAATGGCGCGGGCGGCGAAGACATCCCCGCCGGGGCTGTTGATCCTGAGCTCAAGGTCTCCGGACATGCTGCGGATCTGCCGCGCCACGGTCTCGGCGGAGATCCCGCCCAGCCAGGCGGCGTCCGAGTCCGAGGCGACGATCGCGTCGTAGATGATCAGTCGGTTGCCCTCCGCCCTGAAGGGCTGACCCCGGCCGGCGTTGGCCCGGATCAGGCGGGGCCGGGGCCTGGGCGGGGAAGGGCGTCTCCGGCTGGCGCTTCAGGCTCAGCCGCTCGCGGACCTCTTCGACCGTCATGAAGGCCGGCTCCCCGGCGCGCCCCAGGGCGATCCGGAAGCCGTCCAGAAGGGTCTTGAAGTCCGCCCGCTCCAGGTCGGTCGTGTCGAAGGCCAGCACCTTGCGCGGGCCCCGGATCAGCTTCCGGTTCAGCTCGCCCTCGATCTTGTTCAGATGCTGGCGCAGGGTGTACCGGACAAAGCCGACGCCCATCGCCTCGACGCCCGAGCCCCAGCTGGTCGTCTTTTCGTTGTGCCCGATCATGAACGGCGGGACGCCGTAGATCCGGGCGATCTCCTCGACCGCGAACTTCCGGCTCTCCAGCAGCTGCATCTCGTCTGCCGGCAGGGACAGCGGCGCGGTCTTCAGACCGTTGGTCAGCAACATCGGCTTGCGGCTCTTCGCCAGGCCGCCGTGCGCCTCCTGGATCTGCTCGCGCAGCTGATCGATCGCCGCCGGGCTCAGCCCCTGGTCCGTGGTCAGGACATAGTCCGGTCGGGCGCCGTTCGAAAAGAACCGCGCCGAGTACTCCTGCATGGCCGAGGCGACCGGGGCCGCCAGGCGCAGGGCGTGGCGCAGGGGGCTCAGCCCCTGCAGCCCGTTGAACCCGAAACCGGGCACATGGATCATGTCGTCCTGGTCGATCACCTCCAGCTTCCCGGCGGCGCGCGAGG